CAGACACTACTATTCTCACAATCGCAGCTCAAAGCTTTGATCCCCTGGGGTCTGGCTATTACGAGCAGTTCTATTATGCCCGTATCACACTAGAAAGCCAAGAAAACCGTAGCATACAACAAAGCACAATAGACTGGTGGGCATCACAACCAGACCATGCGCGGGAGGAAGCGTTCAACGACGAAGGACGTATTCCATTGGATCAGGCACTAGATGAGTTAGGCCGGCTGATTTGGCATAGTAAGCGTGTCTGGGCCCAAGGTCCCACTTATGACATGAACATTATCGAACATGCCTACAAGAGCTACGGAAAACCTATCCCCTGGCAGTTCTACAGCGTAAGGGACAGCCGTACACTTTGCAGTATCTGGCCAGATCGTCCCAAGCCTCCTACAACACACCATGCACTAGAAGATTGCCGCAAGCAGATCGATCTGGTGCAAGCAACACTTAGACACTTTGATATTAAGGAACTATCTTGATTATTGGAATTTGCGGCCTGATTGGCAGCGGCAAAGACACAGTAGCAGACTATCTGGTAAACGTACACGAGTTTCGTCGTGAAAGTTTTGCAGGAACACTTAAAGATGCTGTAGCAGCGGTATTTGGGTGGGATCGCACCTTGTTAGAAGGGCGTACTAAATCGTCAAGGGAATGGAGAGAACAAGTGGATCCGTGGTGGAGTGAACGCTTAAACATGCCCGATCTAACTCCGCGTTGGGTCTTGCAGTACTGGGGTACTGAAGTAATGCGTCGTGGCTTTCATGACGATATTTGGATTGCCAGCATTGAAAACAAAATTAGAAACTTACAAGATAATGTAGTAATTTCGGACTGTCGTTTTCCCAATGAAATTGCTGCAATTAAAACAGCAGGCGGCCTGGTCATTAGAACAACAAGAGGACCAGATCCCGCATGGTTCCACGCTGCTGAAGTAGTAAATGGTGGTCCAACACAGAATTTAAGTTGGGCCAGCAACAAGTCAGTGTTAGATAATTATAAGATACATGCCAGCGAAACAGCCTGGGCAGGCACCGAGTTTAATTATATCTTAGATAACAACGGCACCATGGACGACTTGTATGCTCAAGTTGATAACTTAATTAAAAATCAGGGGTAATATCACTGGCCCGCCAGGGCAGTTCTAATCGCACAACTTCAGCTATACAGTTCAAGCATACTGTTTTTAAGTTGCGATCTTCGCAGTTATTCAAATCCCCGTCCACATGATATACCATTAATTGTGTGTGATGCCGTGCCCGAAACCCACATCTATCACATGTGGGTTTTTTCTTATAGCCAGCCGTTTGCCATCTAGGCCGTGCTGGCTTTATTCTTTTGTCCTGCCTAATACATACCGTACAACGACTGCGATAATACAGTTTTTCGCGGTGATATCCATTGATGGCAGCGGGATTTTTATTGCAAACCTTGCATAGCGGTCTCATACGACTATTTATTCAGCAGACCTTAATCAAGGTCGCGTAAGTACCTGATTTTTGATCTATCGAATAAATATCAGTATCCAATTTTAATAAGGAATCACCATGGCACTAGTATCCCCAGGCGTAGAAGTTACTGTAATTGACGAATCAAGCTACCTTCCTGCCGCAACCAACTCTGTACCTTATATTCTGCTTGCTACTGCCCAGGACAAAATTTCTGGTACTGGCCTAACAGTTGCTCCAGGAACACTGGCAGTCAACGCAGGTAAAGTATATTTAATGACTAGCCAAAGAGATCTAGCGGCTACATTTGGTAATCCATTCTTTTACAAAACATCAAACGGCACACCAATTAATGGCTACGAGCTGAACGAATACGGCTTGTTAGCAGCACACTCAGTATTGGGTATCAGCAATCGTGCTTACATCCAACGTGCAAATATTGATTTATCAGCACTGACCGCTAGTTTGGTCCGTCCAACCGGTGCACCTGACAACGGTACATACTGGTTAGATACCAGTGTCACTAGCTGGGGTATCAACCAGTGGAGTTCGATCACAAACACATTTACAGTAATCACACCGATTGTGATTACAGACACAGTTGATCTTGAATCAGGTATTCCTGCTGCCAGTATTGGTTCCATTGGTAGCTATGCTGTAGTAGCAACCAACAGCAGCAATCCAGTGTATTTTAAAAACTTCACTAATGACTGGGTACTGGTAGGATCAGATGCATGGAAACTGTCATGGGCTACTGTACAAGGTACAGAGTCTGTAACTGGTAATGCTCTGACAATTGGCAATACTTTGATCATCAATGGTACTACAATTACTTTATCTGGACAAACATTAGCGTCATTAGTAACACAAATTAATAATGCAGCTATCACTGGTGTTCACGCCAGTGCCGACAGCAGCAATCGTTTAACTCTTGAATGCGACAGCACAGCCGAAGCTGACGGTTCATCTGGTGACGGTGGTATCATCAATATTGATCCGCTGAGTACAGCTGGTTTATTAACCACACTTGGTGTAACAGCTCAAACATACTATGCTCCAGCACTACAACAAAGCCCTAGCTATACAGTGCCACGTTGGAGAAGCACAGATGACCAACCAAGACCAATTGGTAGCGTTTGGAATAAAACAAATGCAGCTAACCTAGGCACCAATATCAGTGTCAAGGAATACAGCACAAACACAGGAACATTTATTCCAAAGCTGGCTCCTGTATTCCAAAATGATCAAAGTGCCAATGCTACTTTAGATCCATCAGGCGGCGGTAAAAATATTGCTGCAGGCACATTGTATACACAGTACAACGTGAGTCCAGAAGACACAGGTTCTGCTTACAACAACACATTCACTTTGAAAGTATTTGAACGCCTGACACAAGATGCAACTATTATCACTGGCGATGACACTACTCCAACTTTTACTGTTGGTAACACATTTACAATTCAAACCAGCACAGCTGGCAGCACTGCATTAACTACAGCAGTTACAGCTACCATTGGTGGTACAGGTACCGCAGCTGATTTCTGTGCTGCTGTGTCTGCTGCCAACGTTAGAAACGTCAGCGCCGCAGTTAATGCAGCCGGTGCAATTGTGTTTACACAAAGTCAAGGCGGCGTTATTGTATTGAAAGACATCACTGGAACTCCAGTTGCTGCTGCCGGTATCAATACCTCAGTTGAAGGTGTTCGTTTAGCCGGCGAAGATGCAGGTCTAATCTTGTCAAACTGGGTAGCATTGACATACACAGCTAGTTCTACTGCTCCTGATCAAAATCCTGTTAGCGGAACTTACTGGTATTATTCAGCTACAAATCAAGCTGACATCATGATCAATAACGGTACTGTCTGGGTAGGTTATCAGACCCTAAGCAACGATGTACGCGGTTATAACTTAACACTAACTGATCCAGCAGGTCCGATTGTTTCAACTACAGCTCCGATTGAGCAAAGTGACGCCACTCCTTTGGTATACGGAGATTTATGGTTAGACACTAGCAATCTTGAAATTTATCCTGTGCTAAATCGTTGGGAATCCGTCAACGGTGTAGATCAGTGGGTTCAAATTGATAACACAGACCAAACTACCGAAAACGGTATCTTGTTTGCTGATGCACGTTGGGCTCCAAACGGCACAACTGATCCTGTCACAGATAATATCCCTACTATCGCCAGCTTGTTGGTCAGCAGCTACTTGGATATAGATGCTCCTGACGCAACTGTTTATCCAGCTGGAACTCTGCTGTGGAATACACGTAGAAGTGGTTTCAATGTTAAAACATTCCAAGCTGACTACTTTAATGCATCTGACTTTTCTGTAGAAGCGTATGATACAACTACAGCTTACGTAAGCGGCAACAAAGTTCTTTACAACGGTATAATTTATGTTGCTATTGCATCTGGTACAGGCAACTTGCCAACCAACACTAGTTTTTGGTCAATACTAGAAACTAATGCCTGGGTAAATGCCAGCGGTAATCGTGCAGACGGTTCGCCATACATGGGTCGATTGGCAGTGCGATCTATTGTTGTAGCTGCACTAAAATCAGCTATCAATACACAAGACACCCTGAGAGAAGAACAAAATCAATTCAACTTGTTGGCTTGCCCTCAGTACCCAGAACTGATTACCAATATGGTTGCACTTAACAATGAGCGTAGCAATACAGGATTTGTCATTGGTGATACACCATTGCGCCTAGATGCTTCTGCAATTAACCTGACTGCTTATGCTACAAACACTGATGTATTTGCCGAAGATGCTGTCACAGTAACTGATCAGTATGTTGGTTTGTTCTATCCTAGTTGCCAAACAGTTGACCTGTCAGGTAGCCCAGTTGTACAACCACCAAGCCATATGATGTTGCGTACAATTGTACGCAGTGACGAAGTTGCTTTCCCTTGGTTAGCACCAGCTGGTACACGACGCGGCTTGATTGACAATGCTGATGCAATTGGTTATGTTAATGCACAAACAGGCGAGTTTGTGACTATTGCCACTGGTCAAGGTGTACGTGATGTCCTGTACGAAAACAAGATCAATCCAATCACATTCATTCCAGGTAGCGGTATTGTCAACTACGGTAACAAAACAATTGCTCCTAGCCCAAGTGCATTGGATCGTATCAACGTAGCTAGACTAGTTGCATACATCCGTGGTCGATTGAACGAAATTGGTAAGACATTTGTGTTTGAACCAAACGATCAAATCACACGTAACGAAATCACCAACGCCATTACTGGACTGTTGGTAGATCTGGTTAACAAGCGTGGTATCTATGACTACTTGGTAGTTTGTGATTTAAGCAACAACACACCAGCTCGTATTGATCGCAATGAATTGTATGTTGATATTGCTATCGAACCAGTTAAAGCAGTTGAATTCATCTACATTCCAGTTCGTATTAAGAACACAGGTGAAATTGCTGCAGGCAACACAGCTAGTTCTGCGGTGGTATAAACCGGCAGAAGTAAAAGAAAATGGGGCTCGAAATGGCCCCATTTTTTTGGTCGCAAAGATCATAAATAATTACATATAGGAGATACACAATGTCCGTTTCATCACTAACTAGAATGACGGTGCCTTTGGCAAGCGATCAGAGCAATCCAAACCAAGGTCTACTGATGCCCAAGCTCAAATATCGCTTCAGAGTGATGTTTGAAAACTTTGGCGTTTCTACCCCAAGAACTGAATTAACTAAACAAGTTATAGACTTTCAGCGTCCAACAGCAACGTTTGAAGAAATACCAATTGACCTGTACAACAGCAAAATGTACCTGGCTGGTAAAGCAAGCTGGGAAACAATCACCGTTAACCTGCGCGATGATGCAGGTGGTCAAGTTCAGCGTTTAGTCGGCGAACAGCTACAGAAGCAAATGGACTTTATGGAACAGGCGTCTGCTGCTTCCGGTATTGACTATAAGTTTGTGACCAAGTGCGAAATCCTCGACGGCGGCAACGGACTTTCAACTCCTACTGTGTTAGAAACATGGGAATTGTACGGCTGCTTCTTAACCAGCGCCAACTACAATGACCTAAACTACGGTACAAGCGAAGCAATTACAATTACCTTGACACTGCGTTTTGATAATGCATTACAGACACCGTTGGGTTCTGGCGTTGGTACTCCAGTAGGACGCACCAACGGTGGTGTAGTAACTGGCCCAACATCTGGTATTGGACTGTAATACCGCACAATGGCATTTGGTCAAGGCGTAAACCTATATCGTAATCGAAACGACGAAACCCTTAGAGACTATCAACACGCCTCTAAGGTTTTTCGAACCAACGGGTATGCCAATGCTCCGCGTTTAAAGTTTCTATTTCACACTTACTTTACTATAAACACAGCCAACATACCAGCACTACAAAGCATATACGGTGCTGGACAACTCAGTACCATTGGAGTCTTAGTAAAATCAATTCAACTGCCACAGTTTAAAATAGCAACAGACACACTCAATCAGTATAATCGTAAAAGAGTTATACAAAAAAAGATTGACTATGAACCAGTGCAAGTAGAGTTCCACGACGACGGCGGTGACCTTATTCGCAGCATGTGGTACAACTATTTCTCCTATTACTACAAAGATCCCAGTCAGAAATACGGCAACACCCCCAACAGCAACGGAACCTTAGGCGAAGATAAGATAAACGCTGCTGGATTCAGCTACAACAATCGCGACATTTACGAAAACAATCGCGCAGTCAACGATTGGGGTTATGTTGGCGAAAGCTACAGCGACAGCACCAACAGTGCCAGTGGCAAGCCTCCGTTCTTCCGCGACATACGCATTTACGGATTTGATCAACACAAGTTTGTTGAATATGTGTTAGTCAATCCTTTGATTTCTGCTTGGAATCACGACACTTACGAATACAGTTCAGATGATGGCATCATGAAAAATACCATGACCATACAGTATGAAACAGTTAAATATTATTCAGGTGCTATCGGAAATACACGTCCAGATCAGAACGTGGAAGGATTTGCAAGCGATGCCTTATATGATACACGCCCCAGTTTCTTAGGACCACCTGGATCTACATCTACTATAACAGGACAAGGAAGCCAACTACAAGTGGGACAAGGACAAATACAAGATTTACAAGCAGGCACTGTGGCCAGTCCAGTGGGCGGTACTCAGCGTGCCGATGTTTTCTATTCGCAAAAGAAAGTGTTTGGTGAAGCAGTTCCCAGCAACAATCTAATCAATGGTACAGTCACTACCACAACCCCTACTGGAACTAGAACTGTAACTACAGAAACATTATCTGGATTCATCCCAGGCGGACTTGGTCCTATGACACTAGAACAAAAATTAGACTACTTGCGCGGTCAGCGCCAAGGACTAGCTGGCCAATCGAGGCCACAGCCGGGTGTCAACAGTAGCGGCATTAACTTTCCAACACCAGGGGCATCGTTCTAATGGGCTCAGTTAACGAAATCAATCCTAAGATAGATCTCACTGTTAGGATCTTTGATACATTCTTTGATCTGGACATAGAAGTTGATTCTAATCTATATGATGCTGTCAATAGTTTTTTTCAAAGTGTATCAGCTGACGAGTACAGTGCAAAAAGTCTAACAGCAACCTTATTCAGAATTGCTACAGAAATTAATGTTCCTGTTTTATCTTTGTTAAATCAAGTGGAAGGAAAATCTTCAATAGAAGTAACTTCTTTTATGGCCTATTACCTCAATGGAATGAGAAGCCCTAGTACATTATTGGGCACCAATGTTCCGGTCACACCCAACTACTATACTGCCCGCAATGTTGCATCATGACCAAATTTGCACAAGGTGTTTATAAAGTAGTAAATCCACAAAAATATGTAGGTAATCGTCCACCTAGATATCGCAGCAGTTGGGAACATACTTTTATGACCTTTTGCGATACTAATAATCATATCCTGCAGTGGGCCAGCGAATCAGTAACAATCCCATATCGCCACCCTCTTACTGGCAAAATGACCAATTACATTCCAGATTTCCTAATCACATACCAAGGAAGCAACGGTAAAACAGTAGCTGAATTGATTGAAATCAAGCCACGCAAGCAGAGTTTAATAGAAGGCAAGATGTCAGAGCGAGATCGTGCTATAGTTGCTGTCAACTATGCCAAGTGGGATTCTGCAACTAAATGGGCAAGTCGCAACGGTTTGACATTTAGAGTTCTTAACGAAGACCAGATTTACAGAAACGGCAAGCGTTAGCCGGTAAATACGGTATGACAAAAAAACTAGAAGAAATTTTCGGCTTTCCGTCTACTGACGAAGTTGAAGAACCTGTAGGAAAAACTACAGAAGAACATATCCCGGCATTAAACGAATCACTGGCTCAACTTGACAAGATTGAACTAGCACTTCCTGCTGTCCGCGGATTAGAATCCAGCGATGGCGAAATGGATGCACTGGCCAGCAAGGCTCAAGAGAGCTTTGATAATCTCATGGATCTCGGTATGAATGTAGATAGTCGCTATGCCAGCGAAATATTTAACGTGGCAAGCCAGATGTTGGGGCATGCTATTACAGCCAAGAATGCCAAGATCAATAAGAAGCTGAAGATAATTGAGCTGCAACTTAAAAAAGCCAAGTTGGATATTGATTCTGGCAGCGATAATAATCTTCCCACTGCCGAAGGACACATATTAGATCGAAACGAATTATTAAATCGTTTGCTAAACAAGTCTAACGCAGAAGCACCAAAAAGCTAGTTGTGCTAAATATATCCATAGGACTATGACATGAAAACATTTTCACAATATCTGACAGAAAGCGAAAAAACCTTTGATTATCGCATCAAAATCTGCGGTGAGGTTGATGCTGAATTCTTAAAGAGCTTCAAGGAAAAACTTAAAAAGTTTGATCCAGTCAAGATTTCAGAGCCAAAAACAACACCAGTGCAGTCTCAACCAGCGGATTTCCCGGGCCAGACCAATCAAAGAGTGACCATCATTGATGGCAGTTTTAGATATCCAGCAACTCCCCCTCAAATTGAACAGATGGCAGAATTATGTGGCGTAACTGCCAATCATATCTGCATCAATGATCTGCATTGGTCAGAAGGAATGGACAAAGAACTATTGGGTATTGAAGATGAGAACTCGCCTTCTATGCTGCAGAAAGATTATCCAGCCAACTCAGCCGAGCAAAAGAAGCTTAAGAAAGAGTATGCAGACGGTAATCAACAAGTGGTTCGCAATTCAGCTGCTGATGCTAAATGGACTATAGCCGGCGGAAAAACTCCTCCTGCCGAAACCACAAATGATTTACCACAGGGCGTTACAAGCCCAATGTCACGAATTAAACGTCCGCCGCGCCCAGCCGTTGGCTTCAAACCTCAAGGAAAAAAATAATGGATATGTATCGTATTTTAGAAAATTTTGATGCTGTCAACAGCAAGCAGACTATTACGGAAGGTGCGGTAAAGCGTGAACTTCATGCCATGGCTGACAAAATGACCAAGGCAGAATTTGTTGCCAAGGCAGACGAGTACGGCATGGGTGCCAAAGAAGCTGCTGAATTTTGGAATAACTGTCGGGGCAAAGACGACAAAGAGCTGGACGAAGCCACCAAAAGCAAAGACAAAGAAAAAAAGCCACCGTTCCCAGGTTCGCCAGAGTACGAAAAGAAACATGGTAAATTCCGACACGATGATGATTCTGCGTTCCACAAGAAGAAAGTTTCTACTGGTACAGTATACTCACGCAAGCACAAAGAAGAACCAGAAGCAGACGACGAAGAAGACAAAAAGCCAAAGAAGTCAGGTCGTCCCACAGGTACCAAGAAAAAGATTGGTGCCAAAGGACCCGGCGTTAAAAGTAAATTGCTAACAGGCAAGAACAAAGGTGGCTTGAAAGAACACGATCACGAACACGGAATGGACATGCACATGCACAACGGCCCAGACAGCGGCGAGTATGATGACGAAGCCGGTATGGCACGTCAGGACCTACACACAGTGGTAGATGCTGCTAAAGAACTACACGATATTTTGGCATCAGATGAGAATCTGCCAGAATGGGTACAAGCTAAAATTACCAAAGCCTTAGATTACATTGACACATCGCGTGACTATGTTAAATCGTCACATGCAGATCAAGGCGAACAAAGACCAGTTGCAGAAGCATTGCCACCAGGCGAATTCAAACCTGGCGATCGTGTCCTGTACATGAATAAATTTGCTACAATTATTGCACAAGATGGCGATGCGTATGGTATTCGTATTGATGGCAAACCTGGTACTATGATGGTACCGGTTAGTCAAATCAAAAAGCCCAGTTATGATGAAGGTGTATCAGAAGCATCAGACGAGGCAGCACAATTTGCTCCAGGATCAAATGTATTACTTGGCGGAACTAGAATGCCAGCTATAGTTAAATCTGTTTCTGGAAACACCGCCATAGTATATGATCCTTTGAATCCTAAAGCGCCATTTCATATTGAGACTAGCAAATTACGATTAGCACCAGCGGGGCATCGGGCATTTGCCGCAGCACCAGCGGCAGCACTAGCAGCAGCACCGGCAGCAGATGCATCCCAATTTAAACCTGGATCAAATGTATTACTTGGCGGAACTAGAATGCCAGCTATAGTTAAATCTGTTTCTGGAAACACCGCCATAGTATATGATCCTTTGAATCCTAAAGCGCCATTTCATATTGAGACTAGCAAATTAC